TTACCTTGAGATAACTGATAAAAATCAGTGGTAGAATCTTCCAGGGTTTTACCTTGAGTTCCTTCGTAGTTTATAGTTTTAAATCTTTTAACTGAACCTTGTGCTCCATTAAACAATGTTCGTACCATTGAGTGAGATTGAGTTTGATAGAAGTTATTTCTAGCCGTTGTGAATCTCAGCTCCTCGTTCGCGTCAACATAAACATTTACTAGTATTATGTTTCCGGTTTCATCGTGTTTACCTAGAGTGATATTACCACCTATAGCTTGTTTAACCACGGTATCCACTGGTACTCCATTACCCTCAACATTCATTCCCTCTACAATTACAGCTGTTGTTCCAGCCGAAGCATTACTCAAAGAAATAACACTCCCACCATTTACAGCTGACACTGTTGTTCTGTGGAAATCAAGATCAATATGGTGTTGCCACATTTCCCCCATTCCAATTCCTTCTCCGTACACGTCTCCGTATAGTCTTTTAGAGTCAGACCCCACATCTGTAGGTAAGCTATTGAACTTGTTAGAAGGGAAAGTATAATATTTGTTTTTATAACTAATACCATCTTGTTGGATAAAGCTTTTGAAACTAATCCAACTACCTCCTTTTTCTTCAGTAAAAGATAGAGTATAAGCATTAGTAACCGCATCTTGATCTTTAGTATCTATAGATAAATTATAATGATCTTCTCTAGTGTCAAAACTACCAATTAACGTCTCAGCTCTCATTAGGTTGTCTTTAAACCAATCTTTCATACCTTTATCAGATATAGGAGTTAAACCGTCTCTAGACAACCTCATAACAGTTCCTCTGTCTTTGTCTGTAAAGTATACTCTATACGACTCAGCAGCGAATGATTCTGGGTTCCTTGACATACCGTACTCACCTGAGAAAGGTATTGATTGTCCTAAAACAGCCGCGTTCGATGTAACGTTTGTGTTTCCGTCAGCATTAAATAGTGCATCTTTTTTAGCTAATATCTTAAATACTTTGTTTTCACAGAATGTTACTAAATCTGTATCTCTAGCAAATATCTTTTGAATTGAACCATTTATAGGGTTAAGATCTTTTGTGATTGGCTCAGCTTGTATAAATTGATTTGTATCATTAACACCACTAGTAGAGTTATATATACCAGAGAATATTAAACTACTACCTTTTCTTTCCTCCTCATAAGGAGTTGCTAAAGGCATAGAAGCTTTCACTCCCTTGTCAATAGTAACAGCGTTGTAATCATCTCTAACTCTATTTGATTCAACTCCATTCCCGAAAGAATAACAGTTGAAATAACTTAAACTTCGTGGAAAACTCGTCGTGTGTGTGTTTATTTTTATCGTGAATATTAAAAGTGATACTACGCTTTCAACTACCGCCGTAACCGTCTCCGTATCTACTCCAGCCCCATAGTATGATCCCTCGCCACTCATTGTGAATTTAACCGGGGCGCCAACCATGGGTGGAAGTGGGTCTCCAAAAGTTGAGGAAAGAGGATCGGTGTCTTCATTGATATGTGAGTTTAACCAGATCATATTTTCTTGAACACCGTCAACAATACTAGTGAGATTAATAGTTCCATCGTTTATTGTAGCTTCACTACCGACTTCAATATGCTCTTCACCTCTTAAATTAAAGTTGTTCCAACCTGGCTCTTCATCTGTATCTTCTCTAAAACGTTTTACGTTAACTGGGTACGATGGTGATGCCGCGTAGTATATGTCTAACCCGATGTCTTCTCTTGGTTCTGTTTCAAATACAGCTGGATTATTACTCATTGTTTTGTCGTTATCCTCCTCGCTATAATACTCTAAAACTTCTATAGTAGTTTGGTTTAAACCTCTTTCGTGCAAACCAATATACGGTCCGCTGCCAAGAATATCTTCATCCCAATTAACAAATTTACCATTTCCATCAACTTCAGTGTAAAAATCATGATCTAAACTATCTGGTTGTTGTTGGGTGTTGTTATTAATAACACCTCTACCGGTATCATTCACATTCCAATAGCTAGCTAGATTATACATTTTATAACCCTTTCTTTGATCTTCATTATCTGGATCAGCAATATAATCGTAAGGAGGTGTACCACCTTTTTCAGTTGTAACGTGCCCCGCTGCGTTACTGTCATATCTTACCCTAGCTCCTGAAGCTCCAGCTTGTTCTACGTTAGCCTTACCATCCGCATCTACGTGGTTTGTTATAGGGTGAAATCCATTTTCACCACCACCAATTTCCTTATCTAATACTACATTTATTCTAAGTCTAAAATTAGTCATGTGTCTACCCGTGTTTCTCCAATGACCTGTGTAAGGCATAGCACTAGTATCATTAAATAAATCACTGAAGTAAGCGTTTTCACCCCCAAGACGCTTTCCATTTCTTCCGCACATCACGCTTCCGGAGTTTGGTAATACGTTTTTGAAATGACCAGCTCCACTTGTAATATCGGTTAATATATCCTTGTCCTCCACACAACCCCAAGATCCTTTAAAACCTTCATAGTTATAAACTTTTTCAACATTAGCCTGAGTTATAGTATATATTGTTTGATCAGGATCTTGTTTAAATCTAAACATAGTACCAACGGTAGCCATTGCGTTACCAAATGTAACCTCTCCAGCGTTTTCAAGCCCTAAATCATGTGCTGGTCGTATAGCGTCGTCGTCTTTACCAATTCCCCAATAAGAGATACTCATGTGAGAAACGCCTTGGTGACTATATATACCGTGACCACCATAGCCCTCAGCTGCTCCAACTTTATCAATAAACCACCTATCCCAATCTACCCTCGTGTACGGCCACTCTGTATCACTCGCTCCAGTACCAGTGTCCCAATACCCCATCCAATCTCTATTTAAATAACCTATAGTACTTGGGCTCCACTCAAATGTTGGTTCAAAAGGGGTTGTACCGATACCTGTGTTGATTCCATCTCCTCGTAACATAGCGCGGTTATCACCCCATATAGCTGGCATTAAATACGGGTTAACGGAATTACCTTCATCAAAATTACTTAAAGAAGCGTAAGCATCAACCGCTGCGCTACCCGTTGGTGTAGTTGAGGTAAAAACCATAGTTGAAGTTAAATCCGTCAATATTTGTGTACCTGGGTTACCGGCTGCGATGTTGGTAAAGTGTGGTGGTAACGCGAACCAACTAGCGCCAGGGTTGGGCGTTGGTGGTGTGGTGATTGTGGAATTATTGTAGTTTGTAATATCAGATTTAAGAGGTATCCACTTTGGTTCCCAACTACTCGGGAAAAAAGAAGGCCAATCTTGTAAAGTTTTATTTGGAGAAAAGAAAAATGGCTGCCCTAGCGAATCAACATGATACTTGTATTTTTGAGACCAAAAGGTTCCGTTACCCCATCCCTTTGTACCCTCTAAACCTTGAAACAAGATATCGTTACCTGAGGCACTCGGGTCACCATACTGTGCTGGATCTACACTAGTATCAAAAGCACCGCCTGGGAGTAAAAAAGCATTTGGATCTAACCAATCACCAGTAGTATTTGAATTGTCGAGAGGACCTGGGCCATAAGGCCATGTTTCATTTGCTGCTAACAAACTTCCGCTATCATTCACCCCGTCAGGAGCTCCACCAGGCGCCCCTCCCATAGTCCTATACGTTGCGGCAGTTGCGTACGAACCATAACTACTAACAATACTATATGGATTTCTTGCGGGATTGTTCTTCCACTTTGTGTGTGCCTCACGCCCGTGCATCATAGTACCATCAGTCAGATTACCAATTGGATCTGGGTATGTCGAGTTACCCGGTGGCACGGATGAGTGCATTGTAAGGTTTACTCCAGGTGGAATATAATTTGTGAGTTTTTCGTCTACTAGTGCCGTGGGGTAAGTTGATGAATTATCATGCTCCACTGGTTTCATAAAACTCCAATCTTGAATCCCAGGATGTGCGTCGCATATATACTTAACACCTTTGCTGTGTAAAACAACTACACTATCACCTGTTTTTTGCGAGGGTTTTACTATATTTGTTACAAAGTCATTACTCTTAAATAACTTAACAAAGAATCTACCCTCAAATTGAGCCTTGTCTCTTACCTTGTATGTCCTTACTTCTATCGACAGTCCTCTCGATAAATCTAAATTATGAGGAGGTTCAGTGAAACGTATATCTTCCCCCATTCTTTTTTCTAACGTCATCCTCATTATTGGATGAGTTGTTCCTGGAACCTCAACCTCAGTTTCTATGTAAACACTAGGATCACTTGGGTCTTGGATTTGCTCTATATATGTTTCTGGATCTTCCGTAGTTTGTGTCAACGCTCCTACTTTGTACCAATCAGATTTATTAGTCAAAGTATTCACGCTAGCCGCGAACCCACTTGCTTGGTTTGGGGATTGTGTTATTCTTATCTCCACCCCATCTCTAAGATGACTTTTTATTCCACCAAGTATACTTGCCTCCATATACTCTTTATATATGTCTAGATATATTCTATTTACTCCAGGTATACCACTTGGAGCAAACATACCAGATTGCCAACCACCAGGTTTACCACTACCACCCCAACCAGGTGGAGGAAGCATCATTGGAGCACTTCCCCAGTATTGCGTGTCTGTTTTTATAAACGTTGGAGCGCTGTTTTTTATATCTATAACCTTGTATTCCTCATCCGTAACGACAGCAATATCAGTTTCGTGTTGCTTTTTTAGGATTAAAACCCCGTCTTCTTTAATTTTATTTCGCTCTGACGAAGGGAATGAAACCCACACTCCACCATCTTCAGCATCGTACCAGCGATCCATGGCTGCGTTGTAGTACTCGTTTGAAGTTTCTTTAATGTAGTAGGTAAATGATTCCGCCCAATCTGGAGCATCAGATGTCATTCCAACTTGTATTCTATTATAAAAAGGAGCCCTGTCTTTTTTAATTTTAAACAGACCTGTTTTAGAAGTTAACACCGGCGTTTCTCTACCATACCTATCTCTATAGACAATACCTAATTGATAAGATCGCATCGACTTCAAAGATTTAGCTGGTAGTTTTGGCGACGGCGTGTCTACAGTCATGTTTTTCACCGAAACATTAAAGATAGGTTTTATTTCATTAGAAGAACCGTCGGACTTTACGTCGTAGTTTTGTAAGTAATTTGCAAATATTAACCTATTAGCGGTGATATCTTGCGCTAAAGCTTTTCTAGGAACGTTATCCCAAGGCCTAAGCATTTGGTTAGATGGAATCGTAGCGTGTATCAACTCTGAGCTGATTGTGTATTTTCCAAAGTTTTTACCAGTTCCAGGAGTATTCCAGTAATTTACACCACTAGCAGGAGTACCAACAACGTCATCATCCTTTTTAAAGCTTTCAACCGTGTAAACGTTTGGAGAATTTGATTCTTTATATAATAAATCAACCTGAACAACATCTTTAGGTATGCTTTTTGGCACCCAATCTAAAACCTTTAAAGATCTTAGGTTGTTTACCATACCTAGATTATAACCTTTTTTAGGGAAGTAATCGAATTCACCAGGTATAAATGCCACTTGAGACCATGGGGCAAAAATAGAATATTCCCCATCCTCATATTTGTATCTGTAAGAAAATCTAGGAAACTTAAGCTTGAACATAGGGTCTTCCTGTACTAGTGTTACAGAGTACATATCATCTATATCTGTTACCATTGGGAAACCTATAGCGTTGGTTAGTAATTCAACTAAACAACTTACTAATTCGTTTCTTGGTCCCGACGAGAATGTCCACTCGTGTGTTAGTGGGTCTAAATAAGGGTTGGCAAAAGGAATGTTAGGATCTTGAAGTTCCGGAGCGTGAAATTTTAATATAACAGCTCTTACACTTGCTTTTTGACTTATACCTAGATAATCAGTAAACTCATGTGTTATAGTAATTATGTCACCTTCTTTAAAATCCTCAGGATTAACAACTGTATCTAAAGGTATTGAAACCGTATCACCCGTTACTTTTCTCTCTTTATTTTCATTGTAAAGATTACTAACCCAAGTGCCATCGCGATGAAAAAAAGACATATCTTCGCCAGAGAATTCAGCTTCTATATCTACTATACCATCTGGATTATCAAGATCAAGTCCTTTGCCTAACGCTCCACGCGAGTCTTTTCTAGTGTAAGCAAACATTTCCAAAGTCGGTGGAGATGTGGGTCCTTTACGTATAACAGAGAGATGTTTTTCTTGAACATACACAGGTTGGCAAGTTTCTATAAACGTTGTTGGAACGTAGGTAGACACATTGTTCACTCCAGTGCCTCTATCAGGACCTATAGGTTGATGCTGATTTCGGATACCACCATGAATCGATATGTTTGACCCTCCACTTGCCCCCGATGGGTTCGAGATATAGGTGGTTGTCAGATTTTTCTCAGCAGGGTTAGTGCTAGTGGAAGTACTAGTTGAAGAACTACCACCTCCACTATTTTGACCTGGTGATCGTAAAATATTATATCTAAACATATTCATTATTTATATTATGGACAAACCATTTGAGAGCCAGCTCCCATTAAAAATCTTTCATCTAAACCTGCTTCATCATGGAATCTGTCAACGTTCTCATCCAGACTTAAATTAGGATCCCATTGAACAAGTGGACCTCCAGTAGTTGCTGCGTTAGTTAATGATATTGTAGTGAAGACGTCAACGCCAACTGCGTTAAACCAAACTTCAGCATCTGCGAGGCTATAAAATTCAATTATATCTGTTCCCACGGCACCACTTGGGCTCCAAGGACTATAAGAGGTGTAACTATACGTTGGTGGTGTTGCAAATGTTAGATTGGCTATGGGGGTCGCAGATGAAGGTGAGGTATTAAAAAACGCTGTATTTGAACACCAACGACCACCAGCTGTTCCCTCGTGACCATGCACTATCCATTGTTCAATTTCCGTATCTCCACCACACGGTTGTGTATCATCAACACCTGTTGTTTGTGTTGGACAACAGTTACAATAGTCAACACCACCTGAGCCCTGCAGACTCGGGAGGAAAAACTTCCCATTCTGATTAGCTGGGAATAGTGCGTACATTGCCTCGGGATTAGAAGTATAATCAGCGTCCTGACATCTATCACAGTAATCGTTTTTCCAACCATTGTAATTGCTACCAGTTGGATTTGTGTCACCCCACTGCATATTCACCCAATCAGGATCATTACAATTGTCGCTATAAGTACAACTTCCGTCCTCAGAATTAGCAGCTGAATCATGATTAGTTGCTAAAGGATCCGTGCAACCATATATTTTGTCCTCTTCTCCGCAACTATTCGGTGATATTTTAGTACACTCTGTTGGGTTTATGTCATTAACTACTAATTTAGTGTGTTGATCAAAACTCTTGTATTGATAATTACTTAACTCATGAGTCATTAGACTTCCAGCTAAACCTCTTTCTATATTTACTTTCTTTGGTTCTGAATAATTATCAGTCCAAAATATCATTCCATCTAAAATATTAACACCGGTTATAAACCTATCAGAGCTAAAGTTTAAAACTCTATCCGCTTCTAATGTTATACTACCGGTTGTTATAGTTGGGTTATTACCAGTGTTATCTGCTGACAACAACAAATTAGCCGTTGAAGTACTTGTTACCGTTACACCAAGAATGGTTACACCATTAGTATCCTCAATAAGCATACCCCATCTTAATTGAAAAACGTTACCACTCACAGAGATAGTAACGGGGCCATCATCACATTCAGATTGAACGCTGTCTACTGTTGTTTGAACTTTATATATGTCAACCATAACCGCTTTCTCTTTTTCCTCACAGCTAGCGTTTAGTGACTTATTAACATCGAACTCTATTATTCTATCCATCCAAACACCAGGAAATGATGTTTTCTCAGTGTTGACAAATCTATATATCTTATCATTTTGATTGTCAGCAACAGCAGTTATATGTTTTGACATCTCATGATATAAACCAGGATTACCAGGTCCCTGGATCGCACATGACACCCGCGTATTACCTAATATATTTTGAGCAGCCCCAACGTCAGAATCTTCTGAAGTTGCTACACCGATATTTAGAGCATCCCTATAGTCTGTACTAGGTATTATTCTCTCGTCAAGATCCTTGTTCATCTTGCCGCCAGTAAAACTGTTCTTTAATTCTGGCATGGTTTAGTGTTTAATCCATTTAGATTTGTTTCTCATTATTTGAGAAATTTCTTCAATCTTTATATTTGATATTCTTATTTTTGCTTTTCTAGTCTCAGCAAATCTCTCTTGTTTTAATCTCGCGATAGTGTTTGGATCAACATCAGTTCTAGCTTGAGCGCATCCATAAGCTATCCACTTGTACATTGCTTCTTCTGCTAACTTAGGTACCATAGCTTCGTCTGTCGTGCCGTGTCCATCGCTTAAATAATGTATAATAACTTTTTGATTAGCTATATTAGAACTAAAGTAAATCATTCCAGTTTTACAATCTATAAAGAAAGATCCATTAGCTTGAGCATGTTCTGGTTGCAGACCATATCTCTCGCCACTATTTGTAAAGAAATTATTATCGTCAGTTGCTGCGCTAGAACTACCCGAAGCACCTGTTGAACCATTACCGCTAGAACCAGAAAAAGAAGTCCAAGTTGTTGAGGTTGGAGCATCGGCGTCACAATCAGCGGGGTCACCGTACGTGTAACTATCACTACCATCTCCACAATCAGTACACTCATCCATGTCTTGTTCTATAGTCATAGGATTACTAGTATGTCTCGTTGGATATAAAACATGCTCAATTCCATTTGAATCTATGGTTGTGATCTTAGTGTAATTAACATAATCATGGGGTAGTGGAACTCTTAGGTTCCCACAAACTTCTATTTCTAAAGCTTTACAGGACTTTAAAGTATCGTAATGTAATTCTTGTAAAGCTCTATGAGCGTGAAAATGCACATCACCACGCATTACAGCTTGCAATATTTTACCCGGACCTATATAAGTGGCTATAAAATTATTTATAATTTCGTTGAGACTCACGAATTGATATTCTCCAAATTGTGGGGTTGTGCTATAATATGTTTGCTGTGGAGTGGCTCCACCACCCCCTGGTACTGGTAATGTTATTGGCATAATTAGTATTTATTTTCTTGTTGCGTATTCTCCGAATCTTCGTTTTGAGCTAATGAGTAGAGTCCTTCGTCTTCTGTTGATATACCTGCTAACTTAAGTATTTTATGTACCAAATCTGGTTGGTCATTTGAATGTATTTCGAAATTAGAACTAGCATTTGGATTGTACATTGGTACTTCATTAACTATAACATATCCCCAGAATACTAATCCTGGAGCACCAGTTATACTCTCGCAAGTAACACCACCTGTTAATTGTCCAGTTCCCGACCACACTTGGATTCTATTGTGACCATCTTCAAAATACACAGCTTCATCAAAACCTGCTCTATGCCAATTAGATCCTCTAAGATTTCTTATTTCATCTTTAGGCATTTTCCTTAATGTTCTTCTAATACCGTTTATATTAGCGAATATTTTCCCGTTTCTAGAATCAGATGGTAAATCAGTACCATTAACTACAGTAGCATTTAGAGTTAACCAAGGTTCAAGTTTTCCATACAATATATTTATCGCATCTCCCATCGTGTGCATATCTTCACCTTGAGAAGTGTGAGCGCCAAGATCATATATATATTGTTCGAATATATCCATTTGAGCTTGGTTAGCAAACAGGTTAAACTCTTGAGGTGTTATATATCCTCTTTGTTCTTTGTTAGCTAAAGCTTGAACCGTTTGATATACTGAATCTACGTTAATTCCAAACATAAGTTATTTATTTATTGTTATAAGGAAATAGTTTATTTAGTTGATTTTTCCTTTTGTTACAGCCACAATCTTTACCTGTCACTTTACTGACAGCATCTACAACTTTTTTGATCCCAGTGGCTTTTGTTATTTTTTCAATTGAATCACCTAATCCTTTAGATTTATTATCACTCATATTGTGTTTTTTTTAATAAATGATCGCCCCGAAAGGCGACCATATTATTGTTGTTATTGATTCAATCTTTTCTCTATATTAGAGTAGATTTCCATACCTTCATCGGTTTTAAACCAATGTGCTAAAGCAGTGTAAGGATGTTCGTCAAATGGTATAACCATTAACTTTCTTCCGTTGCTACCCCATATGAAGTTTCTTTGATCAGAAGACAACCTTAGTATTCCAGCTTCAACAGCTCTAATACCAAAGTTTCTTAACATTACATTTTCATCATCCGCTAACTCTAAGAAGAGTTTAGGGTTGTTTCGAGCAAATATAAGTAAATCTCTTCTAAGCTCCTTAGAACTCAGCTTAGATACCTCAGATCCTTTCTCTACACGCATGATAGCTTCAGCCATATCAATATCTACATTCTTAGCGGCTACTAAAGCATCAACTTGTTGTTCTAGCACGTCTATCTCTTCAGCTGCTACCGCGGCTGGTTTATATTCATAAAACAAGTTGTCTTTATGTGGGTGATATAAACTTAACAGTTTTTGTAATACTGTTTTTTCTTTAGGCACAAATAGATTTCCATTTCTAAAAATTATATGTTCTAATCTTTGGTCACCTTTCATTTCATCTACAAATGGAGTTTTTTGATTTTTAGTATACTTCAGTTCTCTTTCATAACCTTTTTTCTCGTCAAAATAGTAAACGTCAGCAGATTTAATCATACGAGACAAAGGTTTACTTCTTCCTTTCAATAAGTATAGTCTATCCTTGATCTCCCACTCGTTAGATGGTTTTAATCTTTCTCTTGCTTTTGGTTCTTCAATTACAGGATCTTCAATTGTTTCTTCAAAAAATTCTGTAACTACTTCTTCCATTGTTTCAATTTGAGGTTCTACCTCAACTTTCTTTGTTTTTTTTGCCATAATATAATATATAATAAAATTAATAAAAATAAAGGGTCGAGGCCGAAGCCTCGATCCTTAATATAATAAATGCTTATTTCAATAACATGAAATTGTTAGCACCTTGTGTAATTAAACATCTTTCAGATAACATGTGTATTTGCATCGAATCTAAAGCAGACGTAGCAGCTCCAACAGAACCAGTAACCCAAGTTTTCATTCTTCTATCGTCAGTTTGTGAAGCTCTGTAACGAACGTGTAAGAATGGTCTCTTTAAGTTTTTACCTAACTGTTGGTCATAGACAGTTGAGGTTCCAGCAGGAACCATAACCCCTCTAAGTGCACCAGCAGCATAAGCAGAGTTGATACCACCTCTAGTTGCCAAATCATTTAAGTATCTCATATCTGATTTATAGAAGTCATAAGAACCTCTTCTGAAACCAGAGAAACCTAAGTTAAGTGCCATGTCTTCAGAGTTATTAAATACTCCGTAAGAAGTACCACCAGCTCCGTAAGAATTCATAGAAGCTAACATATCATCCATTGCTAACGAAGTAGCTCTGTTTACGAACATCATGTTTTCTTCAATAGCACCTTGCTTGTCAAACTCAGCTAAGATAGCGTCGAATTCAGCTAAATCAGTCGCAGCGTTAATACCCGTGATACCAGAAGTAACATTACCTCTCTCTTCGATAGCGTTAAATAATCCTTGAGTACCAGTAACCTCACCACCACCAGCATATAAATGAGAGTCCGTTAAATCAGCAACACCACCAGTATAACCACCAGCAGCACCCCCTTTAACACCCTCTAACATCGCCATTTCTAAGTAATCAGTGAAACGAGCTCTTGTGTCAGCTTCAGCTTTTAGGTACCATAAGTATCCAGCTCCTCCAGCTTCACCTGTAACTTCAACCCAACCAATTCTAGATGTATCAGAACCTGATACTTCGTAGTAATCTTTCATGATGATTGGTTTGTTACTGAAAGATTTGAAGATAGGTTCGTTAGCCCCTCTTGTAGAACTTCCATCGTAGTTGTCTCCTTTTTTGTATTCAGAACCATAAACTAATACGTTAACCGAATTAGCACCTTGTGAATCTGTAAACACATCGTTTAAGTCAACAACTCCATAAGGAGCTACTTCAATAACAGCTGTAGCATCAGTTAGTGTAACTAAAGCTTTAACTGTACCCTCAGAACTCGCAATAATAACAGTATCATTTTTTCTAATACCGTGACTAGCACCAGCCGATTGACCATCGATATCGTTACCGATAGTAATTTGACCACCTGCGATTGTACCAGCATCACCGTTAGTGATTTCCCCAGTATAATGTAAGTGTAGTCTTCCTTGTTCAGACCATACAACCTGATCAGATTGCATTGCCTCTTCAGCTCCTACTTGTGAAAGAAACCCTGAAATAGTTCTCGGTCCGAAAACTTCAGCTTCTTTTTCCATAAGATCTGGTAAATATTGTTGTGCCCAGTCGTTTGTACCAGACGTAAAATCTAGATAGTTTGTTGATAGTGTTTGCTTTTGTGGAAGCGCAACGCTATTTAAACTACCTCCTGCAGTAATTGCCATAATTTTTAAATTTTAATTATTTTTTGTTTTTAATTTTAAATTTGAAGTCATTAGAAGTTTCTCCTAACACTCTAACTTTAATCCCATCTTGGTTTTGGTTTTGAACCAACTCCTGTCTTGGATCCATGCTTATGTTCTTAGAGTTTGCGACGCTTTGTTTTAGAGCATCTGCTTTTCCTTGTTCATAAAAATGTTTAGCTACAGCATCAGAATTCATTGCTGTAAATAAAGATTTGTGATAACCCGCTTCATCTGCCATTGAACCTTTTTCATCAAGAAACTTTCCTATGAAATTGTTAATGTCACTCTGCGTATCTTTCACTTTACTCACATCATTAACGTTAAACCTATAATTCTTATCTCCGACGTTGTATTCAAAACCTTTGAATTTGTCTCCAAAAAACCTGTTGGTTTTATTTAAGAAGTTTGTTTTAGCGTTCTCGTGTTGTTCTATCTCCTTCTGTGAATTGTTGTAGAAATTAATAGCTTCTTGTTGCTCACTTGTGAGCTTCGATCCACTTTTAAGATCTGCATAGTATTTGGATTTGGTCTCTTCCAAGTGAGTTTTAGCGCTGGCAACTTGCTCTTTAAGCGCTAATTTTTTTCTTCTTATTTCTCTATCGTCGTCTATATCTTCGTCGAATGAGAATTGATCTTCCATTAGGAAGTTAATTTCTTCTGCATTTAAATGAGGTTTTGTATTTTTGTAATACTCATGAAGTAAATCTTGATTATCTAATTCAGCATAATCTTGATTTAACTTAACATAATCATTTAAATCTCCACCAGTGTCCTCCATAAAGTTAACTAACTTTTGAATATTCTCTGGTAAGGGTTGACCAGCTTCCATAGATTCTTTTATAGCTTCAGCAGCTACATTAGCCACTTCTTCTACAGTTTCGTTAGTAATCTCCTCCAACGCTGGTGCATCTTGTTTTTCCACCTCCTGTACTTCAGTTTCGGGTTTAACTTCTTCAACTGGTTTTTCCTCTGGTGGATTGCCTAAATCAACCTTAGTTACTGTCTCTTCAATAACCTCAGGTTTCATTTTCATTTTTTCTTTAACCTTAGTAACGTTACCTGTTGTTTCGTTACCATCTGGTTGTTTCTCTACTTTTTCTTTTACTTTTAATGAACCAGTTTCGTTGTCTACAACTGGCTCTTCTTTTTTCTTTTTTGCCATAATATAATATAATAATAGTTAATAATTTTACATACCTAAATCAAACCCTCCTAAACCACCACTTGGGTTTTGAAAGTCTTGAGATGGTTTTTGGTTTTCCTTCTGATCAATCATTGCTGATTGTTGTGTTGCTTGCATTTTTGTTCTTTCGTCCTTACGGTTCTCAGCTAGCAATTGAGTTTCCGTTTTTGTTTTCGCTTCTAATTGTTTTAACTGCATCGCATATTGAAACTCTAGTTTCATTAGCTTTTCTTTAATAGCAGCTTCTTGGTCTAGTATTTGAGCTTTACCAGTAGTCTTGATTTCCTCAACTCTCAATTGCGTTTGCATGATAGACTTTTGTTTATCTGCCTCAGCTTTAGCTTGAGCAGCCGCTACACCTTCTTGGGCTTTCCCTTGCTCTCTTGTTTGCTCTTTTTGATTCTTCTGATCTTCCTCTCCCTTTTTCTTTCTTCTTAGTTTTAGCAACTGATTAGCTAGTTTAACGTTTTTAATAGCTCTTAAATCAATAGCATCTTCTAACTGTATGCTCTGCTGGGATAATGCCGTTTGTATATTGTTTTCTAATAAAGCTTTTTCCTCTTCGTCCGGTTCTAATTCTAAGAATATACCAAAGTCATATAAATGTAACTCTGACATTTCTGTTAATGTCGCTACATTGTGGGCTCCAATAGATTCTATAAAAGCATTTTTTGTTGGAGAATACTCTATGATATCTGAGATTCTAAGTGATAACTGTTCAGCTACATCTGCTGTTAAAAATAACCCAGCATTTAATATATGTCTAGTTGCTGTGTTTGAATTAGCTGCTGCCATCTTCTGAACACCTACTAGAGATCTTTCCGCTGGAGTCGATCCGTCACTAGCTTCATTAAGACCGGTTACGTCTCTTATCATCTGTAGATAATAATTGTATGTTTGTATCAAACCCTGCATCTTACCAGCGGCGCCTTGTCCGTTGTTTAGTTCTTGAATAGGTATTTTACCTGGATTACCATCACCATCTTGAGTAAATGATCTACCAACAATACTACCTGTTTGGAAAAACATGTTTAAAGCTTCTTGTGGGTTGTAATTTGTTCCGTTACCTAAATCAACCTCAGCTAAACCGTCTACATCTAAATACACACCGTCAGGAACCATCCTTGACATTACTTGTTGTATTTTTAAATGAGTTAGTTGTATCATGTCAGCAAACCCAGTTATACGGTTAACCAAAGAGTCAATTCTACCCTCGTACATTCTAGGAGCTACTATACTATAATTCATTTTAACTTTAGTATAATCACTCTTAGATCTCATCATGTTCTTAGCTCTCTCCCATTTAACGAGCTTATTAGCACCAAGAATATAAGCTCCTTCGTATAAACACTCTAATGATCTAGCTACTTTTTCGTACCTATCGTCTTCTGGTGGATTAAATGAATCATCTTTTTTAATTGCTTTTTCAGCACCAGTACCTGATTTTTTCATCTTATAAACCTCGTTCATATAGGTTTTATAATTGAAATATAAAATATCTACCTTATTATTATCTGAATCTACACTCCTAGAGTTGATGGTTTGGTGAATACCAGAGCTACTATTTGATATTTCTTCTAAGTCTTCATGTTTTAAGTAAGGAAATTGTTTTACCAATTCGTTTATTGGAATAGATTTTACTTCACCACAATAATATATATCATCAAACGTAGGCGACTCGGTGTAAGAATAAACTAAGTTTGCTGGGTCAACATAATCTACAACAACTCCTTCTGATGTGTTGAATGACGTTTTAACCGCACCTATACCAAGCACTGCTAAATCATGGTAAAACCTCTTTTTTGTGTCGTTGTACTGGTTTCCCCTTAGAAGCATGTTGATCGCTTGTTCTTCGGCGAGTTCAATAGCTTGTTTATAATCCAACTGCATGTGAAGTGATAACTCTTCTTCTGTAGCTGGTAACTCTTCAATATCACTTTCCTTAGTTGTTATACCAAACTCTGTTTTGGCGAACTCATTAAATTCCTTCAACTGCATGTCCTTTTGTATATTTTTCATATACTCAGTTCTTTTAACAACTCCAAAAGGATCTTGTGAATAAGCCTTTACATCATACAATCTTTCAGCAATACCGTTTACAACTATATCTACAAACTTAGATATAATTGGAACAGGTGTCCAGTCTAAATTTAAATAGGACAAATCACCGTTTATAGATAACTCATCCTTATATTTTTGTATAGACTGCTCGCCTCTAGCGTACAATCTTAATTGATGAAACTTATTAGTGTTATAATTATGCCTACCATTACTACCGTGTGACCCTGAAAACCACTCATGCTCAATTGCTTTAGCGATTTTTAAACCGTAATCAAAGCTCATTTTTTCTAAGTCACTAACGACTTGACTCGGGAAATGTCTATTTATAGTTGATTCAGCCATTTTTATTTTTTAATTATTTTACTCATGTTACCACCTTGATTATATTTAGCAAAGTTAAGGTTTACCTGTTGTTTTTCTATCTTAGCATTAGGAACGTATAAGTGTCTATTACAAGCCATAATAGCTAGTCCAGAACTTATCGTCGCATCGTACTTTGTTCTTTTGTTTATATCAAATCTACTCCAATCATTTAACAACTCATTAAAGTATAAGTCCCCGTGTGAACCGTCTTGCTGTATACCAACATGATTTTGTATATACATCTCGATTGCCGCTGCGTGAGCTTGCTTAATATCTTCACTAGAGTTAGGTATTCCTCCAACCTCTTTTTCTGCTACAGATAATTTGTTCCACACTTTATCTGGTCTGTTCATGCTAAACCCTCTATATCCTCTTCTTCTTAAGTAATATAATAACCTAGGTTTATTATTCTCTGCTAATATTGGCATTCCATAAAACACTATAGCCATTAACATATCTTCAAAGAACATCTCAGCTGTAGGTGGTCTTGATAAGTATTCTAAAAAGAAACTATTAGCAGGAGCGTCTTCCATACTGAACTTGGTTAAACCGTGTAAAGCTCCTTTAGATCCCTTACCATCTACTGTTCCTGATATATCGTAACTATCACAACCGAAAGCTCCCATGTGTTCGTTACCGGGATATTTAACACCGTTTTTCAAATACATTTTATTTTGTAGGTGTGTTGGTGGAACCCAACTAACTTTAAATCTACCTTTTGGATCTGGATAAAATATTACTTGTGAATCTTTAATCCCATTTACCCATTGAAAATTACCTTTAGTAACACCTAGTGTTCTAGTCATTTCCTCGTTATAATCTATCTGCTCGTATATCTTTGTAAGATTAAATATACTGTTTTTACTCTCATCTCTAAAAGCGTGTTCTGTAGTTCTTGGGAACTGGCGATAAAATTCGTTTAAAGCATCGTGATCGTTTTTTAAACCATCTACTTCGTTTTGCCAGTTATCTATTACACCTACATCTATCAGTTCACCGTCTGGTGCGAATCTATCGATATCAGGAGCAGTAAAGACTGGAACTCCATGCTCGTCAATAAATCCTTCGTAGTTCCATTCCATTGGGATAAAAAGAGAGTATAAGCCAGATTTTGTCTGACCATTTCTATTTCTTTTTGTGAC